CTTTCTTTTGTTTTGGTCTTTTATTTCGCGTTTTAAAGAAGACATTTTATCGATGTAATTCGCAAAACCAATATATCCCATAAACAAATAATATTGTTTAATGATTTGGTTTACTCTTTTAATGACCTTTTTTTTGGAAAGGTCTTTCATGTTCATCGGGTTTATTTCTTTTAAAAATTTATTACCAGTACACGAACGAATGTTCCAGAATCCGTTTTCTTTTTTTAATTTTGTTTCATCAAATAATTGTAATTTAAAATTTTCTTGAACATTGGGTGACGCAACTACTATAATTCGTCGACTATTATTGACTTGTTTTAAATAATCTCGCATTTCTTCTGCAACACTAATTGCGGAACATGTTTTACCAGTTCCAAGTCCATGATACAATAAAAGGCTATTATAAGGTGTCTGAAAACTAAGGAAATTTCGAACAAATTTTTGATGCGGGTTTAATTCAAAAGGCGTATTGCATAATTCGTCGCCTTTTGTTTGAACGTCATAAATCTTACCATCGTATGTTGTATCGTGAAACTCTTTCTTTTCACTTATTTTAATATTAAACAAAGGATCATTGTAATTCGGATATAGTATGGGCTCGTTTTGTAAAAATGTTAATGACGGTTCCATTGGTTCTGATTCAGGTTCAGGAGCAATCATGTCTAATTCTGATTCAGGTTTTGCATTTGCATTTGCATTTGCATTTGCGTTTGCATTTGCATTTGCATTATTTTTTTTTCGTCTTGGAAGAAGTGCTTTGTCAATACATTCACCTGTTTTTGGTGGATATCGTCGTTGACCCTTTGGGCATCGTTTTCTTTTTATGTTTATTTTTATTTTGTTATGGTTCATTTTATTGTTGATTTCATTGTTCATATTATTTACTTATATTATGTAAATAATATGTTTTTTGAATATATTATTTATATGATCGATACTAATGATTATCTTAACGATACAATTGGTATTCATTTAATATTCTGTCTATTTTTCTTATCAAATCTATTTTTTCTAAATTATATGGTCGTATTGCTTGTATACAATCGTCAAAATATTTCCATTCTAGTTTACTTACTTCACTTTTTTGATAATTTTCAGTAGATTTGCTGGTGACATCGTTTATAAACCCCATGTAATATTTATGTTTATATGATTTATAATTGGAACCAGTAAATATTTCTTCAATAGGAACAATGTTTTGAACAATGCTTACATTGTCTTTTGATAACCCCGTTTCTTCTTCGAATTCACGAAGTGCACAATCCATATCTTTTTCATTGTAATCACGTCGTCCTTTTGGAAATCCCCATTCTGGTTCGTCCCATTCATAAGAACATTCTTTTATCAAACTATCCAAATTATAAAAATCATTTTTTATTTGAACACCTTCTTTTAAAATATTAAATTTTTTCCTTGACTTTTTTTCTTCACCACGATATTGGATTCCTACATGATTTCCCCATAATCCGTACCATAATGTATCGAAATCGTGATGTTGTATATTCTCTCTCTCCGTTGTTGTCATTTCATTGATAATATTTAATAAATACTGTTTGTTTTGTAATGGATATTTGCCTCGAATAAAATCTACATAGCCTAAACTGTCTTTTCGACATATCATTAGATATTGTAATCCTTTTTCACTTGCACGAAATGCAATGATCCCTATACTGGTTATTGGAAATTTACATTGATGAAACATATGACCTGGTTTACCGCAATTTTTACAAAAACTATAATTATTCGAAGAACTGGTATTCATTGGATTGGGTAGACGATGTTGTATTTGTTATATATGAATGGTTATATGTATAATATGAAACAATGTATACTATTGTATAAATGATGTATGTAATATAATATGTTATATGTTATCTTTTACATCTTTTTATATTCTTTCATAATAATAGCAAATGTCAGAAAAAGCAAACATATGGGGTCCTCATTATTGGTTTGTTATCCATAGTATCGCAATACATTATCCAACACATCCGAATAAAGTAACCAAAAAGAAATATTATAATTTTATTCAAGATTTGCCGTTGTTTTTACCAGATGAAACCATCGGAAATCAATTTGCATCGTTATTGGATAAATATCCGGTATCGCCTTACTTGGATTCACGCGAATCTTTTATTCGTTGGACCAATTTCATACACAATAAAGTAAATAGTCAATTGGGTAAAAAAGAAAAAAAACTTGGTGATTTTTTGAATGAATATTACGACATGTTTAAACCACGTGAATTAAAATTACGCGAAACATGGAAGAAACAAGAAAAATACGTGTATGTAGGGACTGTTTTACTTGTATGTCTTGGTATTTTTTACTTGTATAAAAAATGATAAATGGATTTACCTAATAATATTACGAACAATAATAATGTTTTTGTTATCAAATATATTCATTATTTATATATTATAAATATATAGAATTATTGAATATATTATAGAAATTAAAAAGAACAAACACTCTTTAATATTTAATCAATGAAATTAGCACTTATCATATTTGGAATTACTGTATTTCTTATTGTAAATACTTATTATGAAGGAAAATATTTTAAAATATTAAAAAGCTGGAAAAAGTATTATTATATGGCCATGTATGCTTTTATAGGTCTATCCTTGTATTTATTTATTAAAAAACAACCGATGACATATAGTAAGGATTTAATTAAACACGCAACTGGTATTATTAAATATATGCCAATAGACAAACAATCCACTGATTTATTAACACCCATGTTGGATTTTTCAAGCAAACACTTTTTTGGAAAAGAAAATCTAAACCATAATGGTTCAAATCAACCTGGAAATTACAATGCTATTGGTGGGGGAGGGATGGAAGCATCAAGGGAAAAACGCATTTTAAATTCAGGTAAAAAGGGAACCAAACGTTCGGTAAGTGAAACCAAGAAAAAATACGTTGCTTCTCAACAAAATTGGCGATGCAATGATTGCAACGACCAATTAAAAGCATGGTTTGAAGTGGATCATGTTGTACGCTTAGAACATGGTGGTTCGAATCATGTAGACAATTTAGTTGCATTGTGTCGTGAATGCCATGGAAAAAAAACGGCTTTTGAAAACTTTTAGGATGTGTATGTGTGTGTGTGAAAATTATAAACATAAACATGAACATATGCAAAAATATCGATTTCTAGAAAATTGAATTTTATATTTATTATTAGTGGTATTATCATATAACTACAAATATAAACATAAATATCAAATAATACAAACCTTAAAAATCAGAAACCTTAAAAATCAAATAATACAAACAAAATATGCAATCTATCGAAATAAAAGTTGGATTAATTGGATATCCAAAAACTGGAAAAACCAAATTCATAGAAAAATTATTGTATGGTGATTCCAGTATAGATAATAAACCATATGAACCTACGTTAGGAGTGGAAGTATATCCATATGATATTACCTATATGAATCATAAATATAGAATCAATCTATGGGATTGTGCAGGGGACCCCCGTTACATTGGGTTGGGTAAAGATTATGTACAAGACGCAGACTATGTGTTCATATTCAAGCACCAACATCAAGACAATACAGTCTTTAAAAATTGGTTACACCCACAAACAAATTTTAGCTACGTCGATATGAATGTAGAAAACCCAATCGCTAATATAATTTCGGATATCAAAGATAAGATTATTAAACCTTATTCCGAACTATAACATAATTATAATACATACTATAAAAAATAAAGTTATTATATATATGAAAACCGTTGTTTATTTATCCATTATTATATACATACTATTATTCCTCACTTATACATTTTTTTCTCAAAAAGAGAAACAAAAGGAAAAAGAGAAACAAAAGGAAAAAGAGAAACAAGACGATACAAAAAATACCTATAAGAATGAAAATAATAAGAATGAGCATAATAAAATCCTTATTCATATAGCATGGTTTATAAGTGGTTTCTCTATTTTTTTATTAGCATTGAGTAATATACAATATCCGGACCTCCATATTGGTGAATTTACAGTGAAATTACTTGGGTTATATGGATTTTTAGCATTTATTGTATTTCTTCTTTATGGTTTAACTACTATGACGACCTCACAATCCTTTTATATACACAAGCTAGT